GGGTATAATGTAAAATCCTTCATGATTTGTTCTCCTTATGCCAATTAAGAAAATCCCAAATTGCTTGTATTACTGCTTCTTTTTTGGTAGCCATTGTTGTATAGTTATTGTAGTTTTGAACACCCATAGCAGCTACAAAACAACCTTCATCCTCTATCCTAAATAAAACAAAACCATCAATAAGGGTTTCTATCTTCTCAACCACTTCCATAATCCAGTTCCAGTCTGAGTCAAACTTTAATTGAGCAATTGAGTGGATAAGCATAGAACGATTAGATTCATGACCAGCAATATTAAGAAAGGGAGTCTTATACCCATCAATAGTCTGTACGTAACCATGCCTATCTAGTTCATGGGCAAAATCTTCTTTCCATTCTAAAAACTCAGCACACAACTTGTTGTACTCTTCTTTATTGAATTCTTTCATTAGTCACCTCCTCCATAAGTTTGTTCGTAATAGTTTTTAGGTGAACGGTTCATTGCATCTATTAGTCCTTCGTAATAAGCCAATTCTAGCTTTTCTTTTTCTTTTTCGAGCATTGATTCAGCATTGTCAATTGCTAATTGGTAAGCGTAAATCCAACTACTTGAATATCCATCATCAATACATTGTTGTAATTGTTTTTTGAGCCATGCTATATGCTCTTGCATTGTTGTTTGTTGTTTACTGTCTGTCATTAGTGCCATCCGTTTTTAAATGCTGCGTTATAGTCGTCAAACATTGCTAGCAATAATTTACATATGATACCAACTGTTAAAAATAATACTGCTTTTATTGTAAATACTAATATCTTTTTCATAAGTTAGTTTGATTAAATACTTTTAACTAGGGAGTAAAACACTAAGTCTTACCCCCTAAGTTAAGTTGATTAGTTTTCTTGAGCTACATTAGCTGACATACGTTTCCTAATATCTTCAAAGTACTGAGGATTGTAGAAAATACCGTCTTTATATGTAGTTTTTAGTTCTCCAGAATTTTCTGTACTCCAGTCACAATGATCATGTAGTTCGTAAGAGCCATCTTGTTCATTCTTAAATACAGCTAGTAAGCCTGTAGCAGACTTTTTAGTACCATCATCAGTGATTGGGTCTTTGAAGATTTCTCTACAATCATTTCCTACTTCTACATAAGTTGCTTTCATAGCGACATAAAAGCTTAAAGTGGGTCCAATTTAGACCACTTTCTTTCTAAACATTCATTATCTTTAGTATACTCTTTTAGTATTTTTAAATCTTTTTTTGTATTAATCTCTAATTTAGAAGTTCCTTTTTTAGTAATTTTAACTTTACTATCAATATTATAAAACTCTTTAAGTTTATTGCTTATTAATTGAAGTTCTGTAAACCAATTACTATGTAACTCTATTCTTAGGTTTAACCATTTTTTAGATTCCCATATACAACCATCTCCATCTATTAATCCTATAAAGAAATGTATTAATAATTCTTTATTATAAAATATAGATAAATTTGGAGGAGTGTATGTTTTTGGTGTTTTTATATTAAACACTTCTAACCATTTCTCACCAAAGTTTTTATCTTGTATTCTAAGTAATACAAAATTTTCTTTAATGATTCTAGTTTTAGTGTTTAATAGTAAGGCTAACTTATTTAAATGAGTTTCATCTTTTCTATTAAGTTGGATGATTAATTCTCCTTTTTTAGTAAGATGTCCGTCAGCCATAATAAATCCCCACCAATATGAACTACGAATATTAACAATATCTAAAAAATCTAAAGAACCCTTTCTTTTTCTTTTAATTTTAGATTTAATTCCTAATTCACGTGCTTTTAACATCAAAGAAGTATACTTTCTGTTTGGAAAGTGATTTAATAACTCAGTCATTGAAGAAGATTCCCAATGAATTTTTAATAAATCAATCTCTTCAGTATTCCACTTTTTCCAAGTCTTATTTTCCATATTTTATGTACAAATATACGACTTTTCTATGAAACTTCCAAACAATAATGAAATTTAATTTTAATGGACTATATCATCATCCTATAAGGATGTTGGACGCTGTAACCTGTTATTAAGAGAACCCATTTTCTCTCAGGTAGTCTCTGAACCTTCTATACAATGGTGTATAGCTTGGCTGCTGATAATGATTTAAAACATTTCCCAGCAATTCATCCAATTATTCAATAACTATTACTAATTAAGGGGGCCCGCATTTGACCCAAATGTATCTCTCGTGTTATACTGGTACGTAAATGAACCTACGCCAAGAACTACGTTAGTTGAAGCAAATCCTTTAGCCTCTAGACGCTTACAGATTTCATCAGCTCTTTCAATAGTAATTGAGTCACCATAAATAGCTCCGATATGTGAGTCAAGTACTTTATAACCTTGTTCGTTGATTGTTCCACCGAATACATCCCAAAGAAGTTCTACTACTCCTTTTTCTGGAGCACTAAGTTCATATATTTCACAAGAAACTACTTGAGACTCTTCGATAAAGTAGTATTGTTTGTCGTAACGATTCCAATCAATATCAATAGTGATTTTGTAGATCTGACGTTCAAATTTAAAATACCCTGTATTTTTGCTTGCTCCACGCTCTCCATGAGCTGTATTGCTGCTTATTTCTTCTTCTAGTTCTTCTCTTGCCCAATCTTTTAGTGTGTCAAGAGTTACAACCTGGTCTCCGTAATCAGTGATTTTTGCACTACCACAAAGAATATCTACTGGATCACCTGAATCAGGACGAATAACTAATTTACCATCTCTAGATAAGATCTCTTCTTTCAAAGCAACCACATGCTCAGTACATACTTTCCACAAGTCCCAAGTATCTGAAACTACAGAAAGAATACCTGTTGGATAAGTTTCTAAGAGTCTACGGAAAGTATCAACTTCGTCTTCTTTGCCTCCTGCACACATTACTGAATGTTCGGTTGCAGGAACTGAGCCAGCGAAAAAGCCTTTTGCTCCATAGTACTTTCTAGCACCATAAATAGTAGGCAGTGAATCTGACCCTAAGAATGAAGTTAAGTGTCCTAAACCTGAGCTAATAACTGCATCAACTGAATCCATACCTCTCATAGAGAAGTCATGTCCTTGCCAATCTACAAACCAAGCTCTTTCTTTGTCTGTCTTCTCCATCCACTTAGTTAACACTTTTTTGTATTGGTGTGCAATTGTAGCAGATGTCATAGGTTTCCATAACAAATTAGATAGAATAGTTTCTAGATAGTTAGTGATCCAGTAAAATTCAGGTAAGGTATTGTAGATGGTCAATACAGGGACTTTCATAGGAACTAGAGTTCCTTCAGGAAGCGATTTAACGCAAATAGGCAAATAACCTAAGTCATGTAGTGCTTCAAAGTGAGAAACATCATAAGGATTACCCAAATACATTGTAAGTTCTTCTCTCATTTCTCCACAAACTTCTTCTTTTGGCTTAGAAAAGAAATCGTTTTGGAATGCTTCATGTAGCTGTTTAATGACCATTTGTGTACCAAATACAACTACTTTATTGCATCCTTTAGGAGCGTATTTGTTTGAACGTGGAGTAAAATTAGAGTAGACTAATGTTGTTCCTTTTGGGTACTGCTGGTGGTGTCCTGCTTTGTACCCGTCAGTTAATAATAATGGATTCATGTTTTTTAAAAAATGTTTAATTGTTTTACTTTGGTTGGTAATAATTCTGATCCGTGAAACTCAACCTCACTAATGTCTTTGTAAGAATTTGTGGTGTATATTTCTTCAAAATACTGTCCTAGTTCTGAGTAACCTGCACTGAAGATACCGTGAGTTACGACTAAATAGACTTTAGCAGTTGGTCTTTGTTCTTTGATTGCCTTGGCTAGCTCAGTAAATGTTCTACCGCCATCACATATATCATCAATGATAATATATTTAAGGTCTTTATGTTGGTCTAACGTAGGAACCTCAGTTCTAAGAATAGCACCAGTTTTTAGATCTCTAACTTTAGTTGCTGTGACAATGTTACTAATACGAAACTCTTGAGCTACATCAAATACCTTCTTGTATGCTCCAGCATCTGGTGAAACTAATACAACTTGATCCTCTTCATCGTCTCCGATCAAGTAAGATAGTGCATCATCTACTAAAGCAAAATTATTAACCTTACTAAAGTTATTCAAACATGCTTCTAATACGTCTGAATGTGGATCCATTACTATCACTGATTCAAAGTTCAATGAGTTGATGATGGGGCAGATTACTTGCTTTAAGTAGTTGACTCCTCCATTAACGAACTTCCTGTCTGAACGAGAGCCTAAAAAGTATGGAACATAAAGTGTAATTGGTTTATTTGTTATGTTTCTAAGCGCTTTAGTGGCACAAATCAGAATCTCAAGATCGTTAAATGAATTCAATCGAGTATTAATGCGAACTCCACCACTAAATTTCTCTACGTCACTCCATTCTGTTAAATCAACTGTTTGTTGCCCATCAGGAAACTTGCTGATTTTGTACTTAATGTTTGATGTTTCTGGGTTTACTAGGTTTAAGTTTATCATAGTTTAGTTTAATTAAAAAAGCCCTCGATTAAGAGGGCTCTGTAAAGTCTGTAAATTTTAAGTAGTTGTCTAAATAACTTTGTATGTTTTCTCTACCTACAGGGTTAGCTGAGTGTACAAAGTACTTTGGTAGTCTAACTGCATTATTCATACAGTAGTCTACTATCCACTTAGCACAATCTAAACCTGTTTTCTCGTTTGGATCTAAGTCATCTGTTAGCTCAAAGCTACTAATATCGTGATCGAACGAGATAGCATAAGGCATTTCGTTGTGCTTAAAGTATCTTACGAACTCATCATAACTCTTAACCCAGGTAACATCTAAGTGTTCTCCAAAAGCTAAGTTAAGCCAGATTTTAAATTGACCTTGACTAGGATCTCTTAGATCATCAAGCCACAGGACCTTTTCCATCTTTCTTATACTTACGTTTGGGGTTAGTAGTTGACTTTTTTCGCTTAACTACTTTCTTAGGCAACTCTTCCTCGATGTGATCGTAGACAATATCTCCCTTAGGCATGTTGTTAATCTCTCCTCTAAATAAAAGAAAAAGAATAGCCAAAGAGAGTATGGATACACAGAATAAGATACAAAGACCTATAAATATGTTTTCCATTACTTGTTTAAGTCTATAGTACCTGTGATGAAGGTCAAGCCTTCCGTTAAGTGCATTTCTCCAAAGCCACCCTTTTCTGTTTCATAGCTGTCTGCAACATGTTTAATCTTTTCGCTAATTCTGTCTTCTAGGGAAGAGTCGCTTACTTGTTTCCAAGACTCTCCTTCTTTAACAGATAACATTAAGATAGATACATTGTGCTTGTCGAATTGATAATTAACTCTGTACATGATTTTTAATTTAAATTAATTTAAGTTGGTATATTTTCTAGTGATTCTTCTTTGTTCCCAGATAAGATGAAGCTGCCATCTGTACCACTTAACTAGGTCGATACCTTTTTCGTTACAGTGGTCGATAAACCAAGGGGTCATCTTACCTTGTAGGCATTTTAACTTACTCATGGTCAGTTGATCTAACTTCATCGTCAGCAAATATACTAAATATTTGAGATTCAGGATCTTCTGTATTCTCACTTATTTCAAATAAGTTAAATACACTAGGACTGTTCTTAAAGTCTTCTAAGTCTTGTTTAGCTTTCTGAAAGTCCTGTTCAATTAAAGTGTCCAGCTCGCAAATGAGCTGTTGGCATGATTTTTCTTTGTTTGTCATATTGATTAGGTTTAGTTAGGTTTAATTAGGTCAGGTGAGTGATTTTTTCTGAGTTAAAGTTTTTAAGATTATCTGTTACCTATTACGTTATCAAAGGGTACTTCAATTACTTGTACTCTGCAATGGTTTGCGTTATCCCATAAAGTTGAATCGTCACAATTTAGAATCTCTAATAGATGCTTTGCTTCTTCTTCCGTTGTTTCTTTGGTATTGTAGATGATGAGAGTTCTTTTTTTCATTGCTCACCTCCTCCAAAGATTTCGTTGTAATGTCGTTCTACTTGTGAATAAGCCGTTCTAAGATTCAAGTCTGATGCTTTATATAAGCATTGGATAGAGAATTGAATTATTCTTTCCTTTTCCACGTCTTTATCTTTTTC